ATTTGTCGCATAATCACCTGAAGGCTGGTAGCTTCCTTTCGGTTGGAACGCATCAGTAGACGCCTTTTGGCTCATTACGCTTGTTGTTGATGCGCCTGTGGATTGTGCAATTTCAGTTCTAGATATATCATCAATAGTAGCAAGCATACCGGATGATTTTGGTAGCTCGTTTGATACTATTTTATCACCCCTGCTGTTAGTTATTGCAGGAGAGCCAGTCTCTGTCATAATCTGTATTGATGTATTATTTGATTTGAGTAAAACATTAACACCGATTATGTTTGACTCGGTTTCTAAGCTTCCCTTTGATTTTATAGCCCCAGTAATAACCCCACCTGATTTATCAAATTTCTTACTCAACCCATCTATTAATGCGGTATTTGTCGCATAATCACCTGAAGGCTGGTAGCTTCCTTTCGGTTGGAACGCATCAGTAGACGCTTTCTGGCTCATTACGCTTGTTGTTGATGTGCCTGTGGATTGTACGACCGCGGACGATTCTAATTTTTTTGATAACTGATCAAGTAAGTCATCAGTCATTACCAGTTTCCAAGATGTTTTTATCTGTTCTTGGCTTGCGGTATTGAAATTGACTTTATTGTTATCAATTAGACTTTGATAGTATTTTTTCTCATCTTCTGATTGAAGAATTGCCCCTTTAGGGTAGCCATTAATAGCTGCTACATAATCAGCAGAGAATTTAAAAACACCGCCTTTTGATATGTGAACGATAGTTTCACACATCTGATTTAAGATTCCGTTAAAGTCTTGCCCTTTAGGAGGCAAACCACCGGCGCTTACTGGCAACATGGTAATCTGACCGAAACCCTGATCCCATGTCGCTTGGTTGCTTTCCATGCTAGCTTCATATTTTTCAGGGATGACGTTTTTCTGCCCGTTCTGTGCGAAAGGCTTAGATATTAATTTTGGATTTTTCATTTCTTACCTATTTAGTGAAAGGCGCTTGGTTGAATGGCTGGAATCCACTTCCGTAGAATCCAAAATATTCATTTGTAGGAAGTTCATTTACTCCGACATCAACACCTGATGGTCGAGGTAAAATGTTGTGATGAAATATTAAGTTTTTTTCGAATTCTGATAACCGGTACTCAAATACATACCTTGCCTGCATGTGACCAGTGATCAGGTAATAGGCTTTTCCTCTTGTGAATGATGCTTTAAGAAAAGCGTTAATATTTGGTGCCGTTGCATAAAGGATATTTGAATAGGCTTTTATGATGATAACATCACGATAAGTTTCATCCGACATTTCATAAGTCACATCACCAGGATTACCTCCAAAAAAAGGCGCTTGCCCAAAAGGGCTAAATTTTTCCGTTCCTTCAAACCCGAAGTAGTTATCGTCAGGATCTGGAATTGAAAGTCCTCTGCCGATGCCAACTATTCTCCCCCATATATCCAGACCGAACCCAACAGCAGAATGTAAGTTGACCGCCATATTGTAGAATTCCTCTACATGGCTACGTGGGTCGATGGATTGATTGGCTGATTTTAGTATTGCGAGGATATTGGGGGAGTTGGCATATTGACTAAGTAATGTTTCTCTAATATCAATCATTACTCTATCCTTATGTCATCTACCGATAACACTGGAAACTCATCTATCCCAAAGTCAATGTAACTAGCCAAAGCCGATCCTTTCCTGCCAACCTGAATATTGATTAATCGTGAGGTTGTTGCCTGCGCCACGCCGCATACATAATCACTCGCAATTAATCGCTTACCGATCTGCCCTTTCCCTCTACCAGTCGTGAATTCCTCGGTAATGGCTTTGATGATGGCTTGTTTTGCTTGGTGAGTTAATTGGGTTTTATCTTCAACGGTAATTGTGAATGTAACAGCGATATCCGTTGGTCGAATAAATTTAACTGTGTACTTAGGTGGCATGTAAGGGAAGTTTTCTTTATCTTCATAAGTAACTGTTGTGTTACCTACGAACGAGCACCCAGTGCCAGCTTTCGTTAATATTTGCTGTGCAATTTCTTCGTTATCTCCACCAACAACTGAAACAGCGATTGAGTTTCTGATTAAAGAGTATTTTGTTTTACCCACCTGAATAGTTGCATCTGATGGGTTATCAACAACATAGCAATCAATAACGCCTTTTAGATTAGCTACTGCACCATAAGTTGCTGAATTGGTATTCTTGGCGTTCTTTGCGGCAGATTCAGATCTTCTATATTCGAACTCTTGTCTACTTTCAGCATTTCTACCCGGTATTCCTGCGGTTCTGTTTGATACCGAATCCAGTCCACTGATGCTTTTAGTTAGTCGATTAATAACACCTACTGGTGCATCGATAGCGCCTGTGGTTAAGCAGTTAGCTTTAACTACTGCAACGCCAGATTCATTGATTACTGACTCTTCAGATGTTGCCCAGAATAACCCTCTATCATCACTTACCTGATAATTTTCAGGTATCACAACACCACTCAGCCCGTTAAAAGTTAATTCAGCCACAGAAGGTGTCGCTTGTTTTCGTTGCATAAAGTAGATGTAACCTAGCGCGTCCTGCATTTGGCCTGATGCATAGCGTGGGTCAAAGCTATTTAATAGGTTAATCATGAAGTTTCGTTCATCAGTAATAACGGCTGATAATGTGGTGACTAACTGACCCTGAGGTGTATCCATTGATGTATTGATGTTCTCACCAAGGCACCCCTTCATTAACTGCCATAAACCATCTATCACTTCCTGAGTGGTTGGTGCGACGATACCCTGAGGAAGTATTTGTACTGGAGGGATCATAATGAAATACTCCCTTTATTTCCTTTATTGTCAGTGAATAAAATCCTGCCTCTAACCACTCGGTCATTTGCCGTTGATAATTCAGCTGTAGCTGTAACGACATTAGGAACGGAAAGCGCGGCCTCTTCTAAATTCTGCCGGTATAGAGAAAGTGAGTAGCGATTCTTACCTAAAATATCCTCTAAATAAGGAATTCCCTCATTTTGTGAGTAATAGAGGTCTTTCATAAACACTCGGCATTTATTAGCAACTGATTGAGCTGTCTCATACTGTTCAGAGGCAATGGCGAGGTTTCCCGATACATCAAGGGTCAGATCCCATGTATCAGGTAGTAGAAATAATGTTTTCATTTTATACCTGCTGATTTGGTTGGTTCGTATCAGAACCTTGACCGTTTTCTCTGTGTGTATGGCCGTTGTAAGTGGTTCGCATTGAGGCCATTGTTTGAGTGTTGCCCTGACCAGTATTGTCAGTAATATTGCTTGCTGATTGTAATGTTGAGGTAGTTTCTACTGGGGCATCTAAAACAACCTTAGTTCCTTTCATTTTAATAACACCAGTCGATACAACATCTATTCCACTTTCTAGGAAATGGATAAATTGGGTAGGCGCTCCGTTAAGAATTCCCCCAATATACAAACTATCAGCCCAGTCATATCGACGTTTGCTATCTGGCGCAGCCTCATCCTTTGTGCGTTTAACTTTTGAGATATCACGAGAACAAACAAGGCAAATACCTAAGTCGCCTACTTTAGGGTCGATAATTACCGCATTGACACCGCCCTGATAGCGAAAGTAAGGCACGTTATGGATAACTGCGTTTTTGTAAGTATTACCCGCTCCGTCAACTTGAAGCACCAGAGGCATAATGTCTAACAACCCAACCGCGTCAGTTCCGCTTGGTTTAATCGCCACAACCTTACAGACAGTGGTAGTTGCTACGCGCCCAATCAATGAGTTAATGATCATCTCTTGAGTGCCAATACCACCCGCCATATCTTTAGGTCCATAGAGTGAAGCCGTCTCATTTTTTGATTGCGACATTTTTACTATCCTCTAGGTTCTGTGCTGATATTTCCATATGCCACCTTGCCGACTCTTGCTCAGTTTCTAAAATGGAGCGTGAGCCATAAATCAACCAATCGCCATTACAACGCTCAACGGTGCTATTTTTGATTCTCGCAATGCCACCAAAGCGAATTAAAGGATCAAAGAAACACTTAAAATCGACACCAATCATGGTAGGAGTAGGATAGCCAATTAACCCAGTTTCAGGAGAGATAACAGGGATTTTAATTTTCCTCGGCTGTCCTTTTGGGGTTATGGCCACAAGATTATTTTCAAGATAAAGGTCAAGATCAGCATCATCAGCCAGCTTTCTGATTTTCTTCATGTCGGTATCACAAAGATAAACATCATTAAGCTTTGCATTCACATCGTTACTTTCTAATGTATAGCCAACCCTTTCACATATCTGCCCCATAATATTGACAACGTCCTGATAGCCTTTGTAACTCTCAGCATCAACAGGAGCCATGCTTTCAAGCACTGCTGTTTGTGATTCAATAATCAGAGCAACATTAGGCGCATCACCAAAATCAGGGTAGGCAAATGTAATACCGCCTTTAAACACAGGCACTAGCTCACTATCCTGATCCCCTGCTTCTATTGCTATCGTGTCTCTTAGTCCGTTTAACGAATTGAATTTAATGCGCAGTAACTTATCCGCTGTCTCAATCGGCAAGCCGTAAATCTTCACTCTGGCACTAGGTGCAGGAGATCCATTGCCATAGTTAATTTCAGCACTCGCCCTCAATCCAATAGCAGACAAGCTATTCTTATTTTCAGTAGAGAATGATTGATTCTCACCAGACAACGTTAACGTTATACGCAAAACTTTCCTATTGAATGCCATCGTTCCACACCAACTTATAACGTGAGCCTAACTCTGAATACACTGGATCTGTATTCCCCTCGATATCGACAAATATCAACCACTGGCAAATGTAAGTAAGGTTTCGACAAATGCGATTACACACCAGATATTCACCATCTCGTTTTACCGTGGCAAATAAGTTTTCAAGTCGGGTTTCTAACGTGAGCTCGTAAAGGGTGTTATTGATAGTGAATGAGGTTGATTGGTTTGGTGTGGGTGATAGTTTAATTTCAAAATTCATTTAACCCCCTAACACCTGACTTCTTAAGTAACTAAATGGATCTTCTATATTTAAGGTTTTGTTAATAGATTCAATAAACTTCTCACTACCATTAACTGCCGACTTAAGTATAGACCTATCAACATTACTCTCTGTCTGGTTTTGAATGCTATTGGTCTGATCGCCAGTATCTTTAACCTTTGAATCATCTGGCTTGGTGACTTCTTCCTCTGCGTAGCTAACTGTAACCTCTCGAATTTCTTCAAGATGTACATTTACTTTAATAAGTGTCGCCCCGTCTTTAGCCTCACGCGCTAAGTCATACCCGACGATATTTGCAAACTTGTAGACAAACTCAGGTGTGATAACGATAAATCGCAATGTGCTTTTAGATAGGATTTCAAGTTGAGCCAAGAAAGCACCACGCTCTAAAGCTCCACCGCTACCTTTACTCATTTGCACGGTAGCTTTCCACGGATCACTTATTTTGTTGTAGCTGGCAAACGTACCTCTTTCGATAGGCGCATTTACAACACGGCTTTTGTTTTCATACTGGAGTGATATCACGTTATCAGCGAGTAATAACGGAACACCGTATTCATTGAATATTCCCCAGTAGTTGCCGAATAGGGAATTAATTAGCGCAGCACCACCAAGGCTAATACCTGCATCTAATCCAGCGTTAGGTAATCCCTTCCAGTTTGGTATATCTGGCATTCCGAACATTGTTATCTCCAACGTGAAAAGCCTCAGTTAAGAGGCGTGGTGAAATTTGGGCAATAAAACATTTATGAGAGCTTGTTGAGGAAAATTAACCTTACCTAGCAGGCATCGAAAAATAAAATAATATATTTTGTTTTTCTGTTAACATATTAAAATATTACTTACTTTCTGAGATATTTAATGAAAAAATTTTTATTTCTTTTACTGTTCCCTATGCCACTTACTGCTCAAGTTTATCTTTGGGATGGAAATTCTGTGCATGAATACAACCAGGCAAGAGAGCGACTAATGAATGACACTATGCTAGATGCAACTGATATTGTTAAATCAGGCATGTACTCAGGCTATATAGCAGGAACGCTTGACTTGGGTTCAGGTATTCTTTTCTGCCCTCCACGCAATGTTACGCTAAACCAAGCTATGGACGTTGCGGCTAAACACCTAAAGAATTCACCTGAAGCTCGTGACAAGCAAGCAAGCCATTTAGTAGTAGATTCTTTTATTAACGCATGGCCCTGCCAAAAAAAATAAGTTAATCGGATGAAAATCAGCCATGCTTGAGCAATAAAAAACCCACCGGAGTGGGTTAGTTTTCATCTCTAAATTTTTGGGCCATGCGGCTAAGGTATGACATTATATTTTTATCCCTAGCCATTGCGTGTGCATCTGGGTTAAGTATACCAAGAATAGAGTATTTATTTTCATACAACTCACCCTGAACATACACCAGACAGGCATCCTTTTCTGGATCCCCAACCTTGCACTTTCTATCTGATTGAGGCAGGTTTTCAGGGAAGCAGTCTGGAGGGAACTTAAGATGAATATGCATTAATCCAGCTTTTATCGCAGCATGTGGCTCAGTGTAAGCAACATCAGTGCCAAAGTAAGATGGAATCTCACCTGTTACTTTATATCGATAAAAGTCTTGTATTATTGATTTTTCTAGCTCTGGATGCCTAAGAAAAATATCGTCAATAAAGTCTTTCCTTGTATCTTCGTTGATGGATATTTCTATTGTCACGACACCCTCTTAAGCCAGATCATATTTTCCACTAATAACTTTTCCAGTGGCGTACTGAGAAAGCTCCTTTAGAGCAGAAAAGTCAATATCGCTTTCGTAAGTTTTAGGAATTATGGTCAATTGTTTGACAAAATTATTTAATCTAGATATTTCGTATCTAGCTTTTGCGATGCTCTTCCAGTATTTAACTATATCACTATAAATAGCTACGTTGCTGGTATTTTCTTCAGCTGTATTTTTTGCAAAAATCTCTAGCGCTCTAATAAACATTTCACTATTTTCATAGTTATTAGCGCCACTCTCTGCAATAATCTTACGCGCTTCATCTGTATTCATTGACAATAAGCTAAAATACAAGTCACTTGCCATACTAGTAAGATTATTCACACATTCAATTTTTTCGTGTAGGTCACTCACTATTTTTTCATTCCTAATTTCATCTCCATTATAATTAGAGACAATTGAATGCTTGTGACTGTCACTCGCAAGACAATCAATTGACGGAACAGCAGCCACACCAGTAGCTAAAGCTGTTAGTATCACCTTGATTGCTTTCATAAAACACCTCTTAAATAGCATTACCAATGCTACATTTTTACCAAATTGATAATATCAACTTGGCGCCATACTAAAACAACATTTGGTTAACTTCAATGAAAGTTTGTGCCTCTGAGAGGAATCTCACTATCTTTTATAAGAGATAAATCTCTATTTAGAGGATAATCGAACTATACATAAACAAAGTATCATTTACTGTAAAACGGCTCAAATCCACCGTTCGGCTATCTTCGGACAAGGCTGGGATTTGTGCTTTCAGAAAACGAACAAAGGGCACGGATGCCCTTGTTTAGTCTCTATAACTAAGGATGATAGAGCATTCTTTATCTCTCAATCCCCACAGATCACCAGCACCTATCCTGCAATTGTCTTGAAGGGTTCTTATCGCCAGTCGTCCATACTCGTAACCATTCTCCTTCAAGTTATCACTCGTTGCTCTCAACACGCTTGAGTTAGGGCTTGGTGATATAAATGAGTCTTGCAATGAAAGTGCTGCAGCCATATCTTTAATGGCTTTTTTAATGTAAATGTTGTTACTTAATTCAGGATTGCTTTTGAAAAAATCATCTAATGTGTTGCTACTTTTTACATCATGATTACTACTTGCTCTATTATCGTTATTCGCCTGATTTTCATCTGGTGATATATCGATTACATTACACATTACAGGGGTTTTGTGGTGAGCTGTGTGAGCATGAAATAAACCACAAGTAACAGTTGCTGGCTTACCTTTGTATTTTTCGAATTGTTCCCACAGGTTATCTCTTGTAATAACTAACTGAGTAACACCAACTCCAAACTCTGGTAATTCATCAGCCTCTTTCCCACCATCTTTTGACGATACAGAGATGATCTCAAAAAGCCTTAGCGATGGAAACCCAACACTTTCATTTAGAAGTAAACCATCTAGCTTTACAGGTTCCGCATAAAAGTATTCATTAGGATTTTTTTTCTTTGTCTCAATATTCTTGGAAGCGTTGACATTAGCTATATTCCTATAAAGTACAGTGGATCTCTTATACCAATCAGCAATACATTCTACTGTCTCGCAATTATCTTGCCTAAGCTTCCAGTTTTGCTTAACTAGTTTTTTAAACTCTGCATTGTTACCAGTTACTAATTTTGCTTGTAGGTAATCAACGTAAAGTTCATCATCCATTTTTGATAATTCAGGCGTATTGCAGATTAACTGCCCTACTTTACTTGGCTCTTTACTGCAATCAAAACTTGCTGAATTAACTGAAAATGAAGCAAAAACAAACAAACCAATAGCTATCTTTTTCATTTTTCAGCCTTGTTGCTTTCAATAATAACTGAGGTTGGCCACATCATACTTACTGCTTTAACAAAGCAATATGGTATGACAGCCCAGCCAATTCCTATCGCTGCCCCAGCAGCTTGCTGGGGAGCACTTTCAGCAAGAATGATGGCAGGCAGCATACCGTTTACAAAGCCAATAACCGAACACACAGCAACAAGAATCCATAGCAACTTCATAAATCACCTCAAATTAATTAGTTAAATTAAAGTGATTCTGCCATTTGATTTACGCAATTTAAAGCAAATTAACTCATCGTTGGCATAAGTTGTGATAGAGATTCCCTTGCGGCCACCGTGCCATCACTTGTAGTTCCCTGTATCGTGGGAGAGGTACTAGTGACGTTAATATCACCATTCATAATTACTTCTGTTTTATTATTTACCGTTTTTGGTTGGTTATTTAATTTCTGAGTTTGAGATAAAAAGTTTTGAGCCTCAAAGCCTGTATTTGACACGAGTGGCTTACTAATAGCTTTATTAAGAGAGTTAATGTTATTTGCAAGATTAACAGATGGGTCACCAGTTCCATTGATAGCAGACATCACGAGTGATTTATTGTAAGGGAGTGGCTTCCCTATTTCCTCCTTACTCATTGCATTCATTAGTGCATACATCATTTCTGGATCGTAGATATTTATCACTTCTGTTGGTGATACAGATAGCCTTTCAGATACACGTTTAATATAACCGTCAGTATCGTTCTTATCTTTTCCATTTTTAGGCGCCCAAGTGCCTATGATATCTTGCACTGTCTGCAATTTAACACCTGTGGTTTTACCATCAAAATACCTTCTTAACTGCCAAGCTGTTCTTTCTAGCCCATCATAAGGGGTATTGAATTTTGCAAACCTTGCGTCTGGCCCATCCTCTAATGTTGCTCCTCTCTGTTTGGCAAAGTTCATGTTCAAAGGGTTGTTGTTTCTTTCACCTCTTTTATTGCCTAGAATTGGGGTTTCTTCTTTTTCTTCTTTTTCTTCTTTTGGTGTTCTTTTGGAATGAATAGCTCTATTAAAAAAGTTGCCCACACCTCCAAGCATTGATTTTGTAGCATTATCAAGGCCTTTTTTATCTATTTCCTCAATAGCATGACCAATAGCCTTTCCACCCGGCATTAACCAGTCTAGCGAGCTTAATATGATGTTCGCATTTTCAGCGTTGCTTTTATCTTTTGATACGTGTGATAAAGCATCTGCCGTTTTAACTCCCGTCATAGTGACATTTGCCATTTCAGGAGCAAGTGATCCTAGATCTAAGTTATCAACGTAGTTTTTAAACCAGAGTAAACTGCCAGCAATTGCTGTTAGTATTAAAGTAGGCCATAACAATAGACCAGCAAAAGCACCACCAATAGAGGCAATTGTTCCAATCATACTTAGCGCGAACGGGCCTACAAAATAAGCAAGCAAACCAACGAGAGCCAATTTCCAAACTTCTAGGTTTCCGTCCTGATCAGTAAACCACTTACCTACTGTTGTGTTTTTGAACCACGTTTCAAACTCTTCAAGTTTTTTCAAAATATAAGTGATTGGCTTTTCCCATTTAGACCAATCAAATAAAGAATCACCACCTCTTTTCCATGTCTGATAGTCGTCATACAAGAGAGCTATCGCCGCCACCAGAGCTAAAACCAATCCAGTTCCAGTAAGCAACGGAGCAAATAAAGCCAGCATTGCTGTCGCTGCTCTCCATAATACAGGGATTAATAAAACCCCAATAATAACCGCCATGCCCTTAAACAGGTCTTTGGCTACGTCTCTATTTTTATTGAGGTAATCAAGCCAGCCTGAGACTTTCTCAGAAAAGCGGAGGAAGTAAGGCATTAAGTAGTTCGCAATGAGTGTTTTTAAACCCTCCCACTGCTTGCTGACTAATGCGTTTTGTTGGTTAAGCTGACGACTGAGCTTTAACTCTTCTTCGCTGGAGATCACGATATGCTTTTGAGTCTCTAGCATCTGTTGCATAGCTTGACGACCTTCAAGCAACAGATTTATTGTGCCGTCATCGAACCCCATATTTTTGGCAATGTTATACGCCTGAGGGCGTGACATTTTCGACAGACTGTCAGAAACATCGAGCAGGATATCGTTAAGGTCTCTAATTTGACCGCCAGAGTTCACCACATCAACATTGAGCGCATTGAACCAAGGTAAGATAGAGGCATCACCTGTGGTGACTAAGTTCCACAGGGATTGGCTCAAACCTGATAAACTAGCCGCCATTCCATCAGCACTACCGCCTGTCATCTCTGCCATGTTCTGCCACCGTTTAATGTCGGTTGCATTCATGCCTAAGTTTTTGCTTAGAAAATAGAGTTGATCATTGGTTTTGCTGGTTTCATCAATCAGTTTTTGTAAACCGGTTGAAACAAATATTGTGGTAAATAAGCCAGATAAAGCCTTTACAACTCCATTTATTGTTTTCTCTAAATCCTTATTTTTCTTTTTGGCTTTATCTGTTTCGTCGTTGGATTTCTTTGTTTCCTGCGTGTAGATGTTGATATTAATACCCGCATCTTTTGACGCATCACCAACGCCATTAACCGCATCAGATAGTTGTTCGTTATCTTCAATTGCTTGTTTTACTGCACGTCCGAACTCAGTGTTGTCTAATTTCAGTGAGACAATCAGTGATTCCACAACTGTAGCCATAGTGTTACCTCAAATTTCAGGCAATAAAAAAGCCACATTTGTGGCACTTACTCAGACTCACTGAGTTCTTTCATTAATTGCTTGTTGTACTCGCTGACCTGATGTATCTCTATCAAATTCATGCAGTCCTCGAGACTGTATACTGTCGATAGTTCATGCAGTGTGGCGTGACCAGATGTAATTACCTGAGACACCACACTAGACACATTAGCAGTTTCAGCGAGTACGCCATCCTTTAGCGGCAGACCAGCCTTTAGCTTTTCAAGTCTGACCCACCGCCTTGAGTTAAAAAATCAATATGGATGGCTAGCACTTCTTTGCGGAGTGTGAACATCGTGCTCAAATCTTTAATATCTGAGTCGATAATCAACGCTCGCGCATTGCCGCTACTAGGAAGCACTTGGACGCATTCTAACAACTCATCAAGTAACGGAATACCAACATCAGGCTTAATGCCAGATAACGCCTTAATTGCCACCTGAGCCATTCCAAGCATACCCATGTTAGGGTTAATACCTTCGATATCGATACCACCATTAGCAATAGCAAATAAAGCACGCATTGCCCAGTTATCAGCTTTGGTGATCGGCATTTCAGTAATGACGAATGTTTTACCTTCATCACGACCTTTTTCGATGGTGATAGTTTTTGTTTTTAGTGACATTAGATTTCCTCTGCGCCTTCTGTAACCATGTTGAAATTGTAAGTGGTGCCATCAAGCATTTTCTTGCCACTTGGCCCACCTTTCATGGTGGTTAAGCCACCCTTACCTGTGTAACGCTTAGCGATTGAAGGCATTTCAATAATGATTTCAATCGGGCGTACTTCCATATTGCTGTTGAAGTCTTTGCGGATAGTCTCCATCACTTCAATGGATGCACTGTTAGCTTCCAGATACAGTGTCCACGGCGTTTCATGAGGCGTATAACCAATGGACTGCTTACCATCCACACCCATGCGAGTCTCACCAATGTTTGCGTCACCGAACTCCCATGCGTTATCAGCTTGGAAACCTTGAATGCGCACCCAGTCATCATAAATACCCTTACAGCGGATCATCATGACTGAGTTTGCTGAGGTAATTGTTCTTTCGTTATGGCCCATACCCATAATTCATTACTCCTATTGAACGTTAATTGACGGTAAATTAACTTTCTGGACACTACCGCCATCTGCGTACCAGAGTTTTAATGGCATGGATTCACGTAATCCTCGTGATTGTGCTGAAGTTTTGCCAACACGAATACACCATCCTACTGATTTTAACTGAGAGGCTGCGTCAAACCCCGCCTCGGTATTAATCTGCTTCTTCTGTTGTGCAGATAATTCAACCCCTGGTTGAATACCGCCAAAGTTGAGCATTTGATTAGCAGGGTCGGTGACTGCTGCACGATGCAGGGCACCTCCAGCGTCACTGTAAGGAACACTCTTATTGCTCACTAACATAGTCATGAGTGCTAGTTGTAACTGGCTGTTGAAGTACACCTGATTAACGTAGCTATCCATGAACTTAAATTTGCCAGAGATTGAACCAGGATAAACAAAGATGAATCGGTCATTGGCTGTGCCGTATGCGCCATAGAAGTTAAACCCCAACTTCATTAACTCATCAGCTTTTGATTTCTCATCAACTGATGGCGTTAAACCTTCTTGATAACGGAAAGATAGGTTTGTGCGGCCGTTTAATTCATCAAAGTTAAGACAGGCAGGGTAGCCACACACGAAAGCACCGTGAGTGTAATCACCGTACATCAGCATTGTGCCACCAACTTCTGCGCCAATAATCGCATCAGAGATGGTTTTTAAATCATCATCATTTGAGTGGTACAGTACGTGAATGTAGCGATCATTCTGCAATGAAACCCAGCGAGAGATTGTGAGCTTTTCGCTTACAGAAAAATCACCCAAAGTCATTATCGAAACAAAGTTGCGTGTTTCTTTGGTAATGCGAGGCATCAGCTCTTCAATAGAGTCAGCATCGATACCGTCATTTTTCTGCGCACCAGATGATTCAGTTAGCCCCATAAATTCAGCTAAATCGCCAACAGCAAATGAGATGTTTCCTTTTGCTCCCTTTGTGGCGCCAGAGATAACGAAAGTTTGCGATAGCGCGTCATAAGCGCACTGACCTTTTGCACCCAGTGAAGCAGTCGCCGCTTGAGCTAAGGCAGAGTAACTTGTCACTTCACCATCAATGGTCACGGAAACTTTCTCACCATCAATGGTTAAAGTTAAATCACTTGGTAGTGGGCTGAAATCGCTTTCTGTACGAACAGGAACTTTAGAGCCAATGAGTTTTGCTGACTCCGCTTCACCATTCATATAGGCAATGTAGAGTGATTCAGGTCGAGAGGTTGAGTTAACAAACCCAGCAAAATAGATTTGAGTGGCTCGATATTCATCAGAGTCAATGCCGAACACTTCGCCGACTTCATCTTCAGATCCGAATGAGCGAACACCTAGCATTGATTCTGCTTTTTTCTTTGTAATAAACAGCGCGTTAAGTGCCAGAGGGTTACCACCAGTGCCAACGACACCGGGCAATATCTGGACGATATCGCTTGCTGGAATAGAATTCATATTTTTACCTTTTAAACTTGAGTGGTAGTGATAGATACGCGATTAACACCATCGGTGTGATAAGAGACTTCAGGGTTATATTGCAGGGTAACGTCTAGCATCATGCGGTTTTCGTATTGATTTGCTTCATTCACCAATACGTTTTTCTTTGGACTTCCGCTGTCTAAAGGTTTGCATTTCTTGAGCCGGTCGGTTGTATATGATGACTTCCAGAGATTTGCTACAACTCTTGAACGGTTATTGGCTTCTTCACCGTAAAAATCAAACTGAAAAGTAGCCTCTACTGATCGCTGTGCTGTTACCTCTTCCGTTGGCGCTTCCCAATAATCTGCCGTGTAATCCAAATCTCTTTCGTACAGCATGTGCATGACAATGCCGTCTTTGGGTACGGGAACATTATTTTCATAACCACGAACAACAGGGCAGCCAAATAAATCAGTTAAGTATGTCCATAACTCAAGAAAGAGATCATCTTCAGTAATGCTTATTGTCGCCATAAAAGCACCTTAACCCATGATGGGTATGATTCTATGACCTTAGTGACCAACCATTCAGATGGTTCGGATTCACCGTATGCAACGAAACTAATCTTGTCAGCCCCTTTATCTTTTGCTCTGCGAATGGCTTCGATTTGCCCTCTCGCATAACAGTAGATGAATTCACCTTGCTGATTAATAACACCTAAATGCTCAAGGTCTTGAGTGCTCAAGCTTTGCATTTGGACGCTTATTTCATACGAGACGAATTTAGGAACCTGCTTACCTCCGGGGATAATTTCAAATCCCTCGTTGGCGATTAGGGTCGCAGGTAGGTTTTTGTTAACGACTTGAATGGCTGAGTTGGCAATAGCTCTAACTTTGATCATCAATCACCTCGTAGTTAACATCACCAATCATTACCCGCGTATCGACCAGTGGTTTATTTGATGAGTTAGGCATAACCTTTCTAATTCTTCTTATTTTTAAAGTAGTTGGAGATAGCGGAGGATCAACCAGCTCAGAAATTGATGTCTGAATATCACCTTTCATTCTTGCGCCAATTACCTCAAGAACATCTCTGGAACTGACACCGGAAGCCAATCCTCTCGATACCCCTCTAACCCACTCCTCCTTGTTACTATTAATGGCATTTCTAAAGAATGGTCTGGGCGGCTGATTATTTTCAGGAACCCCATACTCGTTCTTATAAGCAACCTCAGCTACACTCGTGCCATCAGGATATGTAGTGCCATCAATAAACCCTACCCTAACCTCCGTTGCATCCAGTCTCGCAGCTAAATCCGTTAGGTATTTTTCTAGCCCATTAGCCATAAATGCTCCCCGGATAGTAGTTAGCCATTCGATAAACTTTTGTGGCCTGCCAGTAATCCATTCCGTAAGGGCTAAGCGTGTACCATGCATTTCTAAACTCAAGCGCACCAAGTTCAGAAGATACAGACACGCTTCCCTCACTTGCAGACGACACTCTCCCAACCATTCCCGAGCCACCTTTGCCGTCTTTATCTCCGTATCTCATATATGCCAAATGAGCCATAAGCAAGTAGAGCAATCTCTCTCGCTTATCAGTCTGATAGACCAATGAGAATTCAGTGTTATCGAGGTAATCGGTGGCTTGGTCGAAAAGGAAAGGTAATAAATCGTCTGATATATTGGAAAACTCTGGGAACATGGCGCGGAACGTAGATTTATTCAGTTCCACGATTGCCATAATCAATCCTCGGTTAGTGGTTCCACCCCAGTAGATTTAGCACTGGCTTGCTCTAATCCCGTTTTCTGTTTGGCGCGCTCTTTTGAGGCATCTTCGGCAGATTTATAATCCGTCACAGCAAACACAATGCCATTAAGGAATATTTTCTGGTCTTTAAATGACTTTTCAAAAGATTCCCAAGCATCAGCAGGAACATCCCGAGTGATGCCAAACCCATTCAGAAGAGCGGATGAGTTGGCACCCAATAGCGTGATATCTTTGCCTTCATGCTTAAAGGTGATCCCATTAGGTAATTTACAACCAATAACATAACTTGAAACTTTAGCCACTTTACACCCCTAGCATTTGAGCAAATAAGAACGGCTGAGTGATTACCGCACCGTAAGTTGCGCCAGAATATTTTTGCTTCCAGCTTGAGGACATTGTGATAACTGGGTGAGCGCGAAGCTTTTCACTAAACGCACAATAACCAGCACTTTGACCTTGGGCTGTTTCAACAAACATCTGGATCAACTCACCAGCATCAGTGTCGTATTGTGGCGCGACTTCAATGCGTAGATTAGTGAACGTATCTTTAACCATTTTTTCAACAGAATTGCCAAAGATTTCATTTGATTTTTTAAACCAAACGGAAGCTTTAGGACTCATTGCAAGAACTAATGGAGATGCCATATCAACACCATCACCCACTGCACCATTAGTGCGAGCAATCAGGTCTGCGTAAAGTGACAGGATATCGTTATAGATATCGATAATTTGCTTATCTTTCCACTGCGTTTTTCCATCAACTGTAGCAGGGGTGATTGGCGCTGGTAATGCAGGGTCATTCAGAATGCCGTAGTTAAGCAAACCTTCAACACCATAGAAGTAGAACTTATTCTGCTCCTGATTCATAGTCCAAGCTGCGGCGCGTTGTTTTTCTGCAACATAAGGCAGCATAGCTAAACCATATCGCTCTTGCTCTAACTCACCGTAAGTTACCATTGTTTGATAACGGAACACTTGACGATTTTCCCATGCGTTTGTAACTTGGTTTGCACCTTGTTCGCTGTAATCATCATACGCGACCACGTCACCAGACTGCTCAACGCGCTGGATCATCATGGTATCTTGTGCCCATGAGCCTTTCTTTCTCTCACTTAAAATGTCAGTTGCTTTTTGCTTAGCAAAGATAGTGCGGACAATTTCAGGATCAATAAATGTTGAAACGATGGCAGGAATACCGCCGTTCGCAGGCATGGATGGCTGAACTTCCGCATCCATAGCGAATTTAGTCACAGAAGGCGGTAGGTAAAAACCGCGAGATTCTGCTTCCTTCTTAAATGCTGAGAAATCAGCCTGTGTTAATTGTGGCATTATGCTTTGCTCCATGTAGAAATTACGAATAAATCACCAACAGCAGCAGCGCTTGCTACATACCATTCGGTTTCGATTGCACCATCAACAGTTGCGCCAGCATCACCCGTTTTGATTGTTCCGTCTGCTAATACCGCAAATACTTTCTGACCAACAATCGCTTGTGTTGCTGATTTAGCCCAAAAATCACCACCAACAATTGGAGATGCTTCACGGCCTTTCGGGATTAACAAGCTATTGCTTTGTAGGTAATCAATGGTGGCATTAGCATTGTTGTAGACAAAACCAACTGGCTTGCCAGTACCTTTGTTGTTTAATTTTTTAGGGTCTTTCGCGTCACGCCAAGCGAAACGACACATATTAAGGCCGTCATCACCTGCCTTGAACGCACCGGCACCGCCTGCTGCTGCAACAATTGGGCTATTAGATGCTGGTTGACCTTCCTGACCTACGCCAGAGTAAAGGCGAACACTTGATTGAAATGCCATAGTTATTTATCTCCATCAAAGAACTTGCGAACATTATCGAGAGAGGATGCCGCAATAGGTGCGGAGTCTTGAGCCATCGTAGGCACTTTTGAGTAGGCATTGAAAACAGAACGCAGTCCTGATGCAGGGATTGATGCGTAATCTTCACAGCCCATTTGCTTTAGTGCTGTTCGATAAACATCTTCTGCACTATCGCAAGCTAATTCGCCAACAACAGGACGAACATCACGCTCGGCTTGACGTAACTCCATAAATTTACGCTCTACGGCGCTAATGGCGGCATCCATAGCCATTTTGTTGTCTTTGGCTTTTTTGTCGTCATCGTTGTCATTAGCGGTTTTATTGGACTTATCATCTTTGCTATTGTCGTTATCCGCTGCCTTGCGGTCTTTTTCGCGATCTTTGTTTTCTCGCGCTTCACGCTCCTTGAGTTCTTTTTCTTCACGCTTTAAGCGCTCTGCTTCGGACTCATTATCTTTTTCAGCTTGTGTAGCTTCATCTTTAATGACATTTCCGACTTCTTTTTTAACTTCATCTGGATCTGCATCGCTAGCTAATTTAGGTAGCAAATACGCCCAAAGTTTTTCTAATTTTGACATCAGTTTGATTCCTATTGGTTTCGAGTCATAAACAAATACGTCGGGGCCTGCCCGACCACTTGGCACTATGGCCACATGGTTACAAACGATGTCACGCATTACGCCATCGTATGTTTCTCCCTCATACTCTCCCGCTGTCAAATCAAGTCGATAACGATAAGATGAGGAAATTTCTTTTTGCTTCTCCGTCTCCACTCCTAGAATTGAGTCCAGATCCCAAATAACCATTGAGTTTTTAAGATAAGTACCATCGAACTCTGCACGCTCTCCAGTAGAGCCGACAATCGCGTCTTTTGGTGGGTCAATAACGGTTACGCCGATGTGTTTATTGAGCACAGGTTTATTATTGAATGTACTGACGGCTTTCTTGAGCTCTTCTGGATCACGTAGTAGTCGATAGGCTTTATTTGGTTCTAAACCTAACTCTTCTGAGTTGGGTATTTCCTTGCCATAGTAGATGCAGACATTGGATTTACTGATCGGTGTTAATGCAACGTGCATCATCCCATCCTCGTCGTAAGTCCTGACGCTTGCTTTATCAAAGGCAAATTTCACATCTTTCATGGTTTACCTTTATTCAGACATAAAAAAAGACCACCGAAGTGATCTGTTATTAGAACGGCAGCACGGGTCGCCACACGCAACCGCAATTAGGCAATTGACCAGGCATAATATATTCGCCATCAATCAAGCAGCCTTTAGATAGCTTAAATCGCTTTCTTTCCCGACCTGCTTTAACGTGACTATGACGGGGTTTATTGCCACCGCCACTATGTACCCACTCAGCCTCAACGATACCAGCAGCTTGTTGCCTTGCTGCCGATAACGCACTTGTTGCCTTGCGTGTTTGGTCACGAGCGATAAACTCAGCTCTTCGCCGCGTGATACCGTGACGCTTACCAAAGTTACGCTCTATTTCATCGGCAAGCATTTTTCTATCACCGCCACGAGCAACGGCGCGATATACCATACCTTCTACTTCAGTAAAGTATTTCTCAGGGATAGAGCGGATAAGAGAAACATTCTCAGCAATGATCGCCTCACGCTTCTCTAACATGGCGTCAGTCCATTGCATGTTGATAGTCATAGATTCACGCCTAGCCGCAGCCAATAAACCTCTATCGACTGCATCTTGCGTTTTATCCATTAACTCATCTGATATTGGAAGTGCCTTATTAATGAATCGGTCAACCCATTTCCTTGCTAGAGAATCAAGTAGCCTTTTGATAAAAGTAACAGGATTAGCATCCATGGCTAAATTAGCATCTTGAGCGAGAGGATTACTGCGAATAGCGTTAACTATTTCGCGCCTAACCTCATCGTTCATTTCTCTAATTTCGGCTAGCAACTGCCTTTGATACCACTTGATATTGCCAGCATTATAGTTAATAGGCCTCAGCCTCGTTGTCTTCCGGCTCATAATCACCATCCAAGTTTTCGAAACCAGCACCCTCTATACCTTTGAGAGCATCCCTAGCTTCCTCTGAGTTAACTAGCATACTGTCAGCAGCAACTACCACAGCATCAACGCGAATCTTAGTGATCTCAGCGCGTTCTTTTTCGCTAATCTCATCAAGAGGCCTAAACTCAAAGTAAATATCCTCTTTTATTTCTCCAAACTCTGAAAGTTGGATAATCTTGAAGATATTCTCTAAAGGTCGCCTTAGGTTTCCATCCTGATATCCTGACACTGTTTCATGCCATGTAGATAACTCTGACTCACCCGAGGCATTTAAACCTGCCGGAGCGTTACCTAGGAGTTTTAAATTGGTGATACGCGAAGGAATACACAGTTGATCCTGATAGTTTGATAGCAGATTGGATAATTCACTTAGCGAAGTTTGCATGTGAATTAAATCTTCTCCTGTATCTATTACCCAAACACCGAAGTTATCCTGATATTGCGTAAACATCTTGATGCGCTTATCGAACTCGCCCGGCATTTGTAGCCGCGCGTCCATATCAGTTTTAAGCGCCCTCATTCTCAATGTGCGGAGTATCTTAATTACGTTTTTCTTAGCATCACGCCAGTCAACAACGTAATCCTCCATTAACTGAGTGAGAGATAACCCGCCAAAGTTGTAGGACGGCTTGAGAATATCTGGCACTGGGCGACTAACAATATCCATAAACCTTGATTCATGAACTATTTTGCCCATAACAAACCACGCGCTTGGTTTATAGAAATCATCAGCCAACGGCCACTGTGTGTTGTACATGGCTGGATAAATCCAAGTTGGGTCAACAACTCTAAGGCCTTTTAGTGATCCTTTTGGTATCTTCCTTGGGTCTAAGAATAAAGGCTTCTCCAACTCATCATCTGTCTTTGCACCAGTATCAATGTAAACATGAGCAACACCATACTGAGAGTCTTGCTTAACAGCATCGTGAATTAATCGCTTTACATCATATTTAACGAGTGCGTTTTCCATCAGTTCAATATCAGGATCGCCCTCTTTACGACTTTTAACTTCAATCCAGTTACGGGTCATCTCATCAGCGAATACACTGTGCATGTTAGAATATTCAACTTGCTGAGACATTGCCGCTAACTGTGGGTATCCACGAAACCCTGAATACTCATCACCAATCGACATCGTATTAAGCATGTCGTATGGCGTGGCATCCATTGCAAATACTGCTTCCTTTTTAGATTCAGGAATTACACCAGGCAATGGCTCATATCGCTCGAAGTGAGCATATTTCTTTTCCTCACCTGATGCGGAGGCCTTTTCTAAATCAATATCTTTAATCCTGAACGGTTGTTTTCCGACAGGCTGTTGTGTTTTTTTACTCTTGCTCATCGGAGTATCTCGTCTGGAATGCGGAATGGTTGTTTAGCGTTAGAGAACGCCATAATGAACGCATCGGCTTTATTTGGACTTGGAATGCCACGTTTCTTCATATCCTTTTTACTCTCAACCTTTACGCGCCCGTTACTGTCATAATCGACTTGTGGGCGTGATAGCTCGGCTTTGAGGTATTCGATATCTTTCATATCACTGGATATGCTAATTAACTGGTCATCGGTGAATTTGTCGCCATGCTCGATAGCTCTCCAAGTGTTATAGAAGCGGTCAGCAACTAATTGCCATTGCTGTGCTTTCAAATTGGAGAACATATCTTTATTTGTTTTGCCGGGCTTATAGTTGCTTTCTGGCTTCTCGACGGAAGCTCCTGCGTTAAACCCGACAGTAACAATGCGATTATCTTTGCGGTTAAATTGAGCCTTAACGCCAGCACCTACGCCGATTGAGTCATAGATGACTGTATCTACGTTATTCTTAACCGCATCGGCATAGACCTTGTCAGCGCTAAATATGACATCTTGACCTCGCCACTCTTCGACAGATAAAGCAACTGAACCATGACGAAGCACTATTGCGTTAGCATCTTCACCATCATCAGCAACGTCGAATCCGACAATTCGCTTACCTCTTGGCTCGAAGCCTAACTTGATATGCGCATCGACAGCCGCCTCAATCCATGCGGGCTTGATAATTGCTAACGCGGAGTCTGCGACCGGTTCGCCTAGCCAGATATGGCGGTATAGTTCAGGATCACGTTCTTTACACTCTTCCATTTGCGCAGGAAGTGGTGTGTCGTAAAAGTGGGGGTTTACGTCGTAATTAGCTTTGAGAACTATCGCGCCCTCTGGTGGCTTAACAACAAATCGCTGGTAAGTGTCATCAAGTATGTTCTTCGGGTTGAAGCTCACCCATATCTCCGCGTTTTTATCACCACGAATGGAGGGTAGTAATACTTCCCATGAGTCTTTGACTACCGCCTCAGCCTCTTCAATCCAGCAAATACCGACACCCTGAATTGATTTAATCTTAGTGACGTTGTTTTTTATGCCGGCGAATACGAATGAAGCGCCTGTGCCAAGGTGAATAATTGTGTTCTTTTGTATCTCGAACTCGTTCGTGTAGCCTAACCTGTCGATGGTTTCACAAAGCAACTTATGCACTGAGTCACTAATCGAACCCTGAAACTCACGAGTACACAGAATGACTGTTTTTATTCTGCGTGATACTTCAATCGCTAACTCTGCAAAGAAATAAGATTTACCGCTACCTCGACCACCGTAAGCCACCTTATAGGGGGCGCTTTTTGCAAATGGTTTAAAGTAAGGGTTAGCCATCGAATATATCCTTGATAGAACGATTCTCGACTTTCACGTCAGCCGTGAGATCAATGACAACTTTATCCAAGCCGGTCAATCTAGCCTTACCCATCGTTGCTGCTACTGCCGCTGATGCTTGCGGGGTTTCTGCGCTTAGGGCTTTCTGCCGAGCCTCTTCCAGTTCTTTAAGTAAATCAGAAACGGTAATGTCGTGCTTTGTCCGGTGCTCTTGTTGAAGTTGTGCAACCCTCACCGTAACCTTACCGTTATTCAATAACTCATACGCTTTTGAGTTTATTGAGGTTGCCTTCATTTTATCTGTGGCATACGCCATTCGATAAGCTTCAGACGCATTACCTGTTTCGACGTATGCCTGACAGAATTTTTCCTGCTTAACTGTCAGTGCCATATCCATTCCTTTAAATTTCTTTAAACACAATTTCTTTCTTAAAACAGAGCTTCATTAACCAAGTGCTGTTAATTAAAGCGCCGATAATAAACAATGGGTACATATAACGGCGCAGTGTCATTTTGTAATGCAGTGTTCCTGTTTTCATATTCCACTCAATAAAAAAGGCCACTAGGGCCTATTGTAATGCTGCAGAGTGTGATGGTTGATTGCTCGATGGATAAAGCAATTGCATTTGCCCTTTAACATCAAAAGCAGCCATACATCGAGCATCAAAGTCTTTGTAGTCAACAGAACTATTAGCAATGTTTGTCACTGCAACCATTTGCTTTTCTACAGCAAGTAGAGCATCACCTTTTAGGTATTGGTGGATTTTTTCTCTGTCGCCTTTATTTTCTTTGACTGACTCATAGACATAATCAGGTAATGCAACGCCATAAACCCATTTAGCCGTGATGCCAGCGAACAATAACGGACAACCGCCAACATGACCAAAATAAGGAGTCCCTGACATCTTTGATAGCGCTCTATAATAGGGTTCTTGAAATCTCTTTTCCCACTCAGTAGCTTCTTTGTATGTCAGTAGCCCAATTACTTGATCTTCAGTTAATGTCATATTCTGTGACATCAACATGTTTTTAATGTGCCTGTCGCAAGCACGGGCAAATTTAGGGGATAACCATCTAGCAAACTCAATCACTAATTCAGGATGGATCCAAGTACCACCATATCTGCCTTTCTCTACTTTGACCAAAAGGTGAGAAATCTCACCTTTAGAATTTATAGCTTCGATATCAAGTTCTTGCCCTATTTCTTTTGCGTACTCTTTTGTTGAATCTAGCCTTAGCCAATCAAGAGTTCGCTTATCAAATATCTTTGCTGCCACAGTGGCATTAACCCAGCAATCCCCATTAAACGGGATCAGAGTTTCGTCATACTTCATAGGTACGATTTTAATCATTGCATATTTCCTATAGAAAGAGAGCCTGTAGCACAGAAAAGCCGCCCCAAGAGAGCTTGCCAGCTATAACGGCAGTTCTCAGGCTCACTTTCTATAGACTCTTGGTGTTTTAGATGTGCGTGCTATGCACAGAGTGAAATGCGTAGAGTTCGCAGCTTAGCGATACACAGCTAAGCCACTTCTAGTCTGTTCCTAGCAGTCAAGATATGATCACTCTCCTTAATGGATAAACGACTTATCTAATTGCTGATATATATATTTACTTAAGCTATACTAAGTAATTATCACTATACTTTGATTAATATCCTGTTAGTTTGCCCATGCACCCATGCTGGGCTTTTTTTATTCTTTCAGAATGCTTTTATCCAGTTCTTCACGGAATTTAACTGGATTATCTGAACCTTCTACTGCCATGATATTTCTCCATTAAAAATCCCCGCTATTGCGAGGATCGTTGTTGTTCAATTTCCCGTATTGCTTTCCTGTTTGGCCTTTAGTAAAGATTTTTCAGCGTCACTCTTTATTGCAGCTTTGATTATCGAAGCAATAGCAAAGAATGTAGCAAGCACGAACCAGCCAGAATATGCAGCAAAAGTTACATAAGCCACATCGGTTAATACATCATAAGTTCGCCACGCTATAGACTGGTGTTTGTGGTTTTTTGCGAATTCCTCTTTATCAACGAAGATAAGTAATATCCCCATGACAGCAAATAGCCACCCTGTGAAATACCCGATATTAGTTAGCCCTTCATTGTTCAGAGTCAATCCAAAATAAAGTGATGCAGCAACCACCACATCAATAAGAATTGCTAGCAGTCTAGCCCTCATCGTAAACACTCCGTTTTAATATAATTCTGCAAATACAAAGTTTGCTGTTCGTTCTCGACTATCATTTCTCTGAGACGTAGATAATCTTGTTCAACTGCCTTGTTAAGTCGTGCGGAGGTTTCATCGCTTCCGCTTTCGGTTGAATTCTTGGTGGCTGCTGGACACTCAGCTTTGGCGTACACCCGCTTAGAACCAGAGTTAACAGCATCACGAAGAGTGTTGATTTCATTCTTTGCACTGGCTAACTCCTGTGAGTGACGAATATCGAGTTGGTTTAGTCGAGTGATACGGGCTTGATAGTCTTTGTTGATTTCGATTTGCTGTGATAACTGATTGGTTGCTGTGTTGTAATCTTTGCTCAATTTGTCGTAGTCATCTATTACCCACCATAGCCAGAATGCAGATATTGCCAGTAGTCCAGCTAATACCTTAGTTAGCGTGTTCATGCTGGATATGTCTTATGAGTTAATTGGAAGTGAGGGCCATCTTTAAATGTTTTCCAGTTACCGCCCCATTCGATATCAACACCTAGCTCTTTCGCCGCTTGCATCATGGCATCAGCTACTTTTTTAAAGTATGACCAGTCGTTCCAAGGGATCTGATTATTTACTAGTGGAGCACAATCAACAGCGTGGCCGGTTAAGTGACGACTATTCATCGTTTGGCTTTTGCCACTTGCAACTAATTGTCGTTGACGAGCTTCATTGCGCTTACCTTCAATCACCATAAAATCAATATCGGTAATCTCTAATGCTCGATGTACTACCTTAACCAAATCAGGATGAACGCCACGGAGGTTTTCTTCACTGCGCCTGCTTAATCTAAACTTACTCACTTCTTACCCCCTGTAAACTTATCCCAGAAGAAATCCAATGCTAAAGAGCCAGCGGAACCACATAAGCCAGCCGTAAATAATGTGTAGTAGAATGAGGCGTTAAGCTCTATTGATATAAGACCGCCCATCATTCCAGCAAAGCCAGATACGAACATTTGCATAATTGCTCCTACCCAGCTCCACCGATAACCGTTACGTTTATTGTCAATAATGTATCTAGCCAATCCGCCGTATAGGGAGATAGCGAATATGACACCCCATGCGGTGGCACTGAATTTGTCTTTCTCGTCCATTCGTGTCATACCGCCTCCTTTCTGGAGGAATTAGTTAATAGAACGCCGACTCACAGCTCGTGTGTGAATGTGAGGTGTTGTGATTGATTCTGTGGTCGGCATATACGAAACCATTTCGGTGATATCAACAAAATGGTAGAAATAAAAAAAGACCGCCTAAGCGATCTTCTGAATGAGTTGTTCGGAATAACCGAACATGTGAACTATCCGGAAATTCCGGAGAGTTGGATTACCACAATGCAAATAAGCACTCTGGATAAATATCAAAAACTTATTCCCTCGAATTCGGGGGGATTAAAATAGAAAGCCCCAAGTGTATCGCAAACCAGATTTCTCCGCTCTGCGTAGGGACTATGAGGGGCACTGTTCGGATTTCAGATACAAAAAAGCCCGATATCTCTATCAGGCTTTCAGTGCTCTTTGTTTTACTGCCCGAGCATATCACAAACTATACACATAAAATTCGCATTTGCAATATATATTTTAAATATTTATGAAATCAGACATAACTCCCTTTCTAATTCATGTTTCATTGCGTAAAACATCTCCTCTTCAAGAATGCTTTCCGCCCAGCCGATCCTCCTCACCGCTTGCTGTATGCTGATTTTAGTTTGATAACTCAATTCACGCGCCATCTTTTGCGGGTATTTGCGCTCACAATATCGTTTAATAGCTACATGACGAATCGGATTGTTTTTAGCAAATGTCTTCGTTATTACATTTTCTACAAAAGCGGCATCATCTGATTCTTTGGCGAGAGCAATGAGGTCGCTTATTTTATTTTTAGGATTTAATATCTCATGTGACTTTTTGAATAACTCCTCTCCTTGATATCCCATTTTATGTAAATCATTAACTACCTTGATTATTCTTTCCCCTTCTGTTTCGCTCCATTCCGTCCTAATCATTAATCGTCCAATGACACTATCTGACCCAGAATGAGGGTAGTCATTGCCACCGTACTCCTTTCCCCACGTCATTAGCATGTAGCGAACCCAGACTCGCTTACTGTCTAATGCGTTTTTTCGATTAGAACCCCAAATCCGCCTTAATTCATTTTTGCTTGAGTAAAGAGACAGTAGATTGAACGGATCACATTCCCTCATCTCGCCTCCGGTAATACTGTGTGATAATCATCATTCGCAGTTGCATATAAAACCCTGACGCCATCCATCAGCCCGCATAATACTTCCATGCATTCAGCAATCTGGATTACACAGAAGTTAACTCGACCGCCTGATTTGGATTTTAAATATCTTGCTTCTTCAATAGCTGCAATTAAGTCAGTGAACATCTTTCAGCTCCTTTAACTTCTTCCGGTAGTGATCACGTATCCGCTCATAATCTTCGCGTTTCCATTTTGGCAATTCATGAGAGCCCATCAGCCGATCGAAGCGCTCTTGACCAATTTTCTCTATTAGTCGAGGTGTGTAATTTTCGATATTTCCTGATAGATGGTTATTACATGGGGCGCATTGTTTATGGACGTTATCTTCATCGAACCTAAGTTCTGGATTAGCGCCAGTTGTTCGATAGTGTCCCGCGTGATACTGACCTTCGTGAAAACGCCCACATGAGATGCAAGGCTCATCCTTATCTCTTTCTCTGATAAATGCGTTGAATGCGGTCTGTGCTTGCTTGGTGAAATATGAGAGGGGTTTAACTGCTAACTTGCGGGCTTTGAGCTTGTCTTTTGCTTTAACTTCCTTTGCTCTTTGCTCCTTTTTACGTTTCGCTAATACTTTTTCCTTTTCCTTGTTTATTCGCCTTATTGCCAGTTCTGCTCCGTGTTCTGGACAACACCACCAAACATTACTGTATTTAGGGTGAAACCATTCTCGGCATATTTTACAGCGCCGTCGCCTTAGCTTCTGCATCTCCCTCTCCTTTGATTTTATCCATCACTTCCAAATGAGCGTATTCATCAGCACACTTGCTACACACGTAAATTTCTTCATCTGTTAGCCGTCTATTGCATGACATGCAGTTCATTGCGAACCTCTTTGAGTAACGAGTCTATTTTCATCAACATCGGATTACCCATGCCTGCAACATTGGCTTTATCGACAAATTTCATAGGTCGAGATTTAAACTCTCTCGCCTTTTGTCTAACTGCTTTTACCTCTTCTCTATCGTCAGCATATGATTTGATTAGCTGTATCGCGTTATCACAAACGACAAACTTCCACGCACTTTTATCAGACTTTCTTATTGCTCCTATCTTTTTGAGATGCATGATTGTTTCTCGACATTGGTTGATCGTTAAACCTGTCACTGCAAACGCTGTTTTGGTGTCAAATGACTCTAAATGCCTTACTGATTTAATAATTGTAATTGCGTTTTCTATCGGAAAGTTATCTCTAGCCATTACTTCCAGTCTCCATCTCACTAACCATCCGTTCCATATACCAACGAGCCTTTTTCAAATCTTCGACTGGGTTAATTTTCTTTTCGTATCGCCAGACATACTTTTGAATATTGCCCTTGAGGTAGCCAAGAAACGCTTCCTTGGTCATGCTGGCTTTTATGGCATCTATGCACTCAATATCACCAGATGCGTAGTGTGATGGGTTGTTTACGTTGTCTTTTACTTTATTTTCTACACCTTGATTAAATAAAGAACCAAATCCTCCCATGTGTTGAAGAGTGTCATCGCATTTCTTGCAGGCATTTTCATGTTTAGGTCCGATGTAGCTAAATCCGCACCACTTACACTCTTTGTGCCAATATCCACCGCTCGGATAATCTCTTTCTGTTTTAGCTAAATTCATTCTTCTTGTTTCCTTTTTAATTCCATATATTGAGAGTTATCAGGTATCGTCACGAAACAATTTATACCTACCGCCCAGCGTTCAACCTGCTCCATGAAATGGAACATTTCACCTGTATCTAACTTTGATGTTTTTCGAAGTGTTCTTACGCGCTCTGTAAGCTGTGTAGTAACGTCAACCATATCGACCACCTCATAGCCTAGGAATGTATGCTTAAGCATCTCCTTAACGGTTTCTGGCGTGTAATTGGCGTTGTTCTTACATAGGTATTTACTTATCTCTGCGCACCACAAATGAAAAGTGGAATTCTGAGATAGTGAACGCTTGTTCTTCCAAGGCTTGATGATGATTCGGTGTGGTTGGTTTGTTGCTAGAACTTCTTTGAGGTGTTGCCATGCGGTATTTTTGGTTGATTCGTGGAAGAGGAAATCTGCTTCCAAGTTAACCTCCTATGCTTTCTTCCCTCGGTTTACGAACCAATTTACAGCGTCAACTATTTGCTCGTCTTCGTACCAATTTTCAATCCATCGGGTTTCATATTTATCTTTGAAAATAGTAGGTCCGCAATATGGGTGCCATGACATATAAATATATCGCCCGTCATTTAATCTGAGTCGATACATCCGATAACGGCTGATATGTATTATTCCATCACTCACTGTTAGCTCTCCTGTTCCATGCTGCTATGGCTTCTTGCTTTGCGCTATATACTGAAGTTGCTGCTTCACATCGGTTACATGCGACTGAAAATCTTTCGCGTCCAAGAGCTTTTATGCTCCAGTCTTGAATGTATGCCGTGCCCCCGCAAAACGGGCATTTCTTGAGTTCGTTCATATCAACGCCTCTCTCAATCCTGTTTTCACATATTTGATATCGTAGGCAATGTAAATTTCCCACTCATGATAATCGTGTCCGTAGTAGTTACCGCCAGCCCATGCGCATTTATCTTGGTCATTAAGTATGAAATCCCATTGCTCATCGTTGAGCTTAACTAAACGAGCAACGTTAGTGTCGAACACCTGTTGCTTAATCATTCGTGCAAGTGGTGATTCCATCATTCCCCCTCTGGCATTGGTGGGAGTGGCATCCAGCATTCAACATCAAAGAATGGGATGGGCTTACTAGGTAAATAAGTATTTTCCCACTGAAGAGATAATGTTATTTCATCATTAAGATTGACCTGATTTAAAAATAAAACCAAAGGCGTTCCATCATATAGAGCAAGCACAGGATCACCGATAACAGGCAATCTCTCACTCACCTTAACCCAATTAGTTCCCTGCATTAGACGCCTCCTTTGATATCAATATTTTTCATACAAAACTTAAACAACCACCTGATTAGATAGGTCATCACTAACGCCTGAATAATCACTATCGGTAATGCCCTTAGATAAACATGAAGATTAAACTCGCCTAATTTATCTATCGCGATTAAAAGCGATAACGAACCCCAAGCAATGAATTGAAATAGAAATGTAAGAATGTTGCTACTAAATACCCTGACAAGCATTTTTTGATGCCCTTTCATCTAATAACCTCGCTTACTGAAATATTCAATTCGCTCTAAGTTGTTGTATGTTTTCCCTCTTGGATAACAACTGCGAATTTTACGAGCAAGGCGTTTTTCCTCAGGCATTGAAATGGATCTGCGCTTGCTATCCATTAGCAGTCCATGAGCTGTAATCTGTGGAGTTTGTAGCCAGTTTCTATTTTTGTGAAAAATTATACTCATCTAAAAGCCCTCTTGCGTGTTATCTGAAGCCATGCTTTTGCTTCAAACTTGCGATTATTGACAGTGATTTATTGCGGCTTGTTGGTGTGATCTTGTGTTCGACTTGAAGCACTGGAGCTGGAATAGTTTCACCTGATTTGATTCTTGCAGTCATGCTCCGTAACTCTTTGGCGCAAAGCTTCTTAACCTCACTATCCGTTAGGCTTTTACTTCGCATCTCAGAGTAAATTTTGGTAACCATCCAGTAGCAAGCGTTTGAGGGCCATTTCATTTCACGCCAGCCACGCATTTTGCAGTATTCTCGATAGAGTTCGTAAAGCTGATCCTCGTCAGGCAAACCAAGAGCTACATAATCTTCTTCCTTGCACCACTTGATAAATTGACCAACAGCAGGCCAGAAAGGGTTATCACTTGCTCTAGCATGTCGCATACCGTTTTGAAGTTGCTCTCTGGTAGTAATTCCATTTTCAGCAAAGGCGGCGATCCATTGTCTCTTTGCGTCCATTTCATCATTTGCATTTTTAAAAACGGTGCTAACCGATGCAGGGAAGAGTTGCTTTAAACTTTTGAATAGTGAGTCAACCATCTTTTCAGCGTTTGAATTGACTACTTTTTTTGTGATATCTCCCTGTGACATTCTGGCTAAAGCGCCCGCATCACGATTATTTATTACCGCCATTAGATTGGTTTTCAAATGAAATCCCTCCATGCCTCCGGCGTGTTCCAGCTACCTTGCTGTGATGTTATTGCCTGATGGTTATTTTTAGGTTTGAACAGCCCTTGCCAGCCATTAGTTATGGATTGATTAATTATTTCTTCAGGTGAATAACCCTCATCGAGACATTCCAGTAAAAACTTAACCTGTAACTCAAAGGTCTTTTTAGTTTTGAAGGGCTTTTTAATTTCATTCCTGTAATCAATCCAGTTGAACCAAATTTCACGATCTAACCAATCAGGGATAGATTCCTTCTTCGCATCAAATCCCTTTTTCTTTGGTTCATTGACTGGTTCAAAAGAGTGACTGGTTCTGGGTGCAGATTTTTCACTAGGGGGTGGTGCAGATTTTTCACTAGGGTGGTGCAAATCTTTCACCATACCTAGTGCAGATTTTTCACTAGGTGACTCTTGTATTGGCTCATCTAAATTTAATTTATAAACATTAGATGAATTACCTTTTTCACCACTGCGATAGACCTTTCTAACTAATCCTTGTTCACATAACGCATCAATATGATTGATAACGCTTCTTCTGCTAATTTCACACTGATCTGCTACATGCTGATAAGATGGGAAGCACTCGCCTTTATCGTTGGCATTATCAGCTAATTTTATTAACACGAGCTTCCTTGATGGATTACCTACTTTTAACTGCATGGCTTTCGCCATTAATATCATGCTCATGCTGCCTCCAATTGCTCCACCGCCAATAACCCAGCGATCCACTGAATTCCTTTGGGTGTGAATTTAACTTGTGTGTAAGCGTGACCGTTTATTTGATTCTCACCTGTTTTCACATCAAAACGCCCTGCTTCAAGGTGCTCTGAGTAAGGTGTTAATTTACCAGCCAGTTTGTACATAATTCGTTTTGAAAGTAGAAACTCTCTAAAGAAGTTCTCTTTCACTTTTAACAGTTTGCTTGTCTCTCTAAAACCCAGTAATCCAGTAGCTTGAACATAGCGATCAACAAATTCAGCTTTAGGCGCTGCAATTGCTAATTTCTGTTCTGCTATTTGTTTTTGCTCTGCCAAGTCAGCAGCGAGTCGCAAGGCTTCTGGTAGCGTTTGAGGTATGAAGGATTTTTGAGATTCAAGTTCTTGCCAGCGTTTAATGATTGCCATTCTCAACTTGATGCTGTAACCAGAAATCAGACACAAACATTCTTCTTTGTTGAGCAGAAGCATTTGCTGTGTTCTGTTTTTAGTGTCTATGTAATCTCCTAACTTTTCAGGAGATTGAATTTCAACCAACATCTTACGGATATCAGCCATCACATTGTCGTGTCTCTTGCCTGTAAGGTCTGCAATTTCACGACTACTCATGGTTAATTCACCATTGTTTACTAAAGTAGTTATTTGATTCATAATTACCTCATTGGGTTGTTGTTAAATTAAGTCCATTTGTTGAGAAGCCTCAGTTACTGCTGGGGCTTTTCTTTTAATCTTTCCCTTCCCTTCAAGAGCCTGAATAACCCTTTCTGCATAATCACCTTCAAGAACAACTTTCGTTGGCTTCTCACTGATGTTTACCGAATCAGGGGGTAATCCGAACTTACTCACCAACTGGCAAGCTAAATCGAATATTCTGGCTTTATCTCGACTGGATTTTGATGGGTGTATTCCTAGCGCCTTAGCGAGTCCGTTATTACCGACTGAATACATTTCTTTTAGATAGAAGGTCATCAATTCGTTTGATGAGCACTCTACTTTGATATTTTTTGCACATTCCATTTGTTAAAGTCCTTCTTAGATTACTTCCCATATTGGGAACAGCAGTAATGATCCGTGGCTCATTCCATATGAGCGGATTGTTGATAATAATTTGCCGATTGAAGTCAAAAGGCACTGCATGAATTTTTAAAGAGCGATTGTGTTACCAGTATTTATTACCCAAATCCCATAAGTGCGGTAAGTCAGGGCGAATATCTTTTCCTTTAACTTGACCGTTTGTAGCTTTAACAATTAATGGGATATGCTCAGGTGATACTTTTGCCTTGTTATGTAGCCACTTAAAAACTGCTTGCTGTGTTATGCCACATGCTTCACCTAGTTTTTTTTGTGTCCCTACAATATCAATGGCGGTTTTAATTGCTTCGTTCATAAAAACCTCCGTTGTTTATTTTACATATAATAAAACCTTAGTTGTTTTTAATCAACAACTATATTTGTTTGAATGCCAACAACTGCGGTTGTATATTTAAGACTATGAAAACTACTCTTGCGCAACGATTAAAAAAAGCTCGTAAATTGTCGGGCTTATCTCAAAAAGAACTAGGCGAGGCTGTTGGTATATCACAGGCTGCAATTCAAAAGATTGAGGTTGGAAATGCACAAAATTCAACAAAATTAATAGAAATAGCTAAAGTTCTGAGGGTCTCTCCTGAATGGTTGTCGTCTGGTAATGGCGAAGAGCCAACTATTCCTGTTATCCATAGTTCGGAAGTCAGCAACATAAGTACTGATACGCACTCGGATGAAGGGGGTGGTATTAGTAATGCTTATAAGGTTGAAATACTAGACGTAGAAGCGAGCGCAGGTGCTGGCGTGATGGTTATCGATGATTTTATCGAGACTATCACGGCTATTGAGTATTCAGCGGATGAAGCAAAAAGATTATTCGGTGGAAGACCTTCAAATACGATAAAGATGATCACTGTAAAAGGTGATTCTATGTCAGAAACATTTGAACCTAGAGATCAGATATTCGTAGATATAACCACAAACTTTTTTGACGGTGACGGGATTTATGTGTTCGTTCTGGATAACCAGCTCTACATAAAGAGATTACAGAAGCAGCATAAGCGCCTAGCTGTCATATCAGATAACTCAAGGTATGAGACTTGGTATTTAGATGAGGAAGCCATTAGCGGTCTTTATATCCACGCTAAAGTGCTAGTTAGCCAATCAATAAAATATAAGTTCCACGGTTAACACAATGGCCTGACGACACGTTTTAGGGTGTGACTTTAAACATAATAATAATCAAACAATCAGGGAATAACGATCTGTGTTAATAACTAAAGGAAAACAATAGGTTATGTCTAAAAACAATAACGATGGATCCCTACAGCAGATGCGATTATTTCCTGTTGCAGAGGTGATTGCTGACGATATCCCTATGGGGGTTTTGAATGATGGGACTCCGTACCTGACATTATATGGATTAGCTAAATTATGTGGTATTGATGACACTCCACTTAGGGTATTTACATCAAATTGGGAAACCGAAAAATATAAACCAAGAGGTCAAAAAGTATCATCATATTTAACTTCCAGAGGATATGAAAATGTAGATAGGCTTTATACTAGAGTTGTAAACTCATCAGGTATAGAGACCCACGCTTACCCTGACTACGTATGTATGGCGGTACTACGTTATTATGCCTTCGATGCTTCAAATTTTGATAACAGCATAGCAATTGATAACTTTGTCAGGTTAGCTGAATATACTTTAAAAAGAATGATTTATGAAAAATCGAACTACAAACCAAGTAGCTCTATTGATGTTTCATTCAACAACTACCGAGATCGAGTCATGATGAATGACCAGATTCCAGTAAATTACTTTTCTGTTTTCAGGGAATGCGCAGACATAGTAATTCATCTAATAAATAAAGGGTTCCCAATTAACGACACCACAATGCCAGATGGTAGCGTTGGACAACATTGGGGTAAATATTGGAATGAGAACAAATTGTTTGATGAGTATGGAGAAAGAATTAAGTTTAGCCATACATTTCCAGACAGCTATCGACAATCAAAAGCAAACTCATTTGTTAAGCCATGGGTTTACCCTATAGAGGCTTTAGGCGAATTTAGAAAATGGTTATATAACAATTACGCAATGGATAAGTTAGAGGATTATCTAAAGCGCAAGAAATTTAACAACATAGATAGCCTATTAGAAGCAGTAAGAAAACCAGAGCTTCCCAACAAACACTAGCCCCAGCCCTCCCCGCGAGGGCTTTTTTGTACCCTCTCCCCGCCAAAGAAGTGATCTGAGTTCCAAACTGAGATTTATTTGAAAATAAATTACCAACAAAAACAACCAAATAAAACCAAAGCAATATAAAAACACCATTACAAACAACTTTGGTTGTTGACAATAAAACAACTATAGTTTTAAATATAACTCATCGAAGGCAAACAACATGAAATACAGCCTAATGTTCTTTAACAATTCGGATATCACACTTGGCGTTGAGCGGAGAGATCTGCATAACTCAGCTCCTCGACAATCTCCAGCCTTCAAGGGGGTATGGCATTCTCGGGCAAGCGGCGGACAAGGTCAGGTGTTTAATACTAATTATAGCTCATTCGATGAGTGGGCTATGGTAAGTAAATTGGAGGATATATGAACATAAAAGCACTGATATTGTGCAATGGCACCATAACAATGGACTGTGACGCAGTGCAGGATGAATTCTGGATTGATGTGTCAGAGTCCATTGGCTGGATTAAATTTGAAAGAATGGGCGCTAACCGAGAAACGTTTTTAGCCACTGCATTACGTCCGGTATCTGGGCCAGCCCCTTGCTCACCAGTTCGAGAGACACATGTTTTGTGGTCTCGTAAGGAAGCTGTTTTAGCTGAGATAGGAATTTCTTCTTATCTTCAGGGTCTTGAACAGCCCGGTCAATAAGGTTAGCAATTTCCTGAAGTGCATCATGGTGAAACTTGATTGTGGTTACATTGAGTATCGCTGACAGCCCGCCGTCATTTTCCATTAAATCAATGCCGTCCTTTGTGGCGATAATTGAACTCAATAGTTCGCTGAATGATCGGCTTGTTACTGAAATTCCAAGATCTAGTTTAATAAGTCCATGTTCTATCAAATAAGCAATGTTAGCGATAACTTTTGCTTCCTCTGAGCGACTAAACCTTGAAAGCATCACATCTTCAAAGTCAGTAAATTCAGTCGAGTATGGGTAGCGTGATATTGCCTTAGTAAGAATAAAGTTCTGTAATTCACGGTCAAATCTTCCAGATTCGTACATGGTTAACTCTCATGATGTTGTGGTGGATTAATTATACCAAATTCCGTGATGTTGTGGTGACAAACGGAACCACTGCCGCCTGAGGTGGTTAAGACAGTTCAGGCGATTATTATGGAGGATGTGTGGAAATTTACTATCAACCACCAAAGAAGTTTAAAGGCAATCCAACACCAGTTAGCGTTAAGAAAGTCAACAGCAACTCATTCAAGGCTAAGCAATATGCTAGATATGCATCTTTCAGAGCTAACAAGCTGAAAGAAGAAGAAATTGCTAAAGCTAACTCAGTGAAAGAGAAGAAAGAACGCCCTGTTCTCTCTCTCAAACCAACAAAATACCAACCATCATCTGATAACTGTTGCTTACCTAATGTAGCAGTATTTTCAGGAGTTAAAACAAAACAGCCGAGCAGTGAGTTCGGGGTTACGGCGAGATAAAGCCCACGGATGGGCTTGCCATTACATAATGCTTTTAGCTAGATCAGAAAGCAATTTAGTAACAGAACCGGTATTAGAAATCAAAATGTCAATACATTTTCCGATAACACTCTCAACGCCTTTTTCTTTTATATAGTGCATGAGCGTTGTCTTTTCGGCATCAGAAATACTAGCATCACGAATCATAGATTCTAGTTTATTAATAGTGTCTTGATGGATTTTAATAGTCACTGAATTTAGTTCATTGCCAATGGAATCCTCATTTATATAATTAAATCCTTTTGAAGTGAGAGCCATCTTAGGCAGGATATATCCGAATTTACCAGTCCCGCTTAACTGAATTGCACCATCTTTAATTAAACCTTGATCTTGTAAATAATTGATATTATATGCCAGTGTATCCTTACCAATACGTGTCTCTAACTCAGTAAATTGACTATTGCTTATTGGTTTCATTGGATAATTGCGATTATTTAGTGCTATCAAGATATCACGTTGTATTTCAGATAAAGAAGTCATTCTTATTGCCTCACATTGTAATGGAATAATGATAATACAATAGAGCGTTGCAACATGAGTATTATTGCGATCAATCCAAAATAACTAGCTGTCATTGTTATTGAATGAAGACGCAAAAGCCCTCGATCAGCAGTAACCCACCACTTAATCATTCATATCGCTATTAATAGTGAGGAATACGCACATAAGGAATTAATTATGGGTGATGTAGGAGATAATTTTCGCGCATACAAGGAAATGGTAAAAGAACGGAAATTAGAGCGACTTAAAAATAATACGGAACAACTAAAGGATATAGATATTCCGTACACCAGAGATTCAAGTGGAACTATTCACTTTCAAACAAAGAAAGGAAAGGTTTTATTTTACCCAACAACAAATAAGTATCAGCACAAGCGAAACGTTAAACGAGGCGGATTACTTAAGGCTATTGAGCTAGCAAAAAGCCTAGGAATTTAACCAACCGCACCAACACCAAAGAAACCATATAACAATCGCTATCTCAATAGTGAGAATTTCGCATGAACATAGACACTATATTCAGCGCCCTACTTCTATTCGCAGTCATTTCATTAAGTCTAATTATCGCAAGGTAAATTATGAAAATTAACCAAGATATTTTCCGTCTGGCGCAAGCTCAGGCGCAGGTAGCTATTCGCCAGAAATGTGAGGATATCTGGTGGTTAGCAATGGAATTACTCAAAGAAAGCTACCGGGAGGGTTTATGAAAATAGCCTTCAAAAATGCTCAAGGAATGAGGGTTAACACAGACGGCAAAACAGTCATGGAATTTGACGAAAGTAGCAAGCTCAGTATTGAGACAGGAAGTTTC